TGACCCTCTCAGACGGAGGCTCGTTCATGAGTTCCTTGAAACTCTTCTGCGGCTTGGCCGGGTGGTTGGCTTTGTATTTGTCTGCAAAAGTAAATCGTTTATCCAAGGTTCCTCCTTAATCCAGTTGTTTATTCGTACTGTTCGAGAGCATGGCGGGTGAAATTGCGCATTCGCATCGTGGGTGCTGGGGACTATTCATTACGCCCGAAGCGAACTCCTGATCTATCGGGATAACCCCCTCGTTTGCATTCGCCATGCAAAGCTCACATGCCTCAAAATCACATATCCACTGTTTGCCATCAACTCCCATGTCGTGCATTCTGTCCATTGAAGCTGTCGAAAGCGCGCTGTTAGTCTCAGTTCTTGCAATCATGGTGGCCCTTGTTTTTCCCATTTCGTCAATCCTGCCCATATCGGCAAAATCAGCTTTGATATCCCTCGCAATCCCATCGATCCCGCGCTTGTTATCTATGCCGTCACTGATTATCTGCGCTATCCGGTTCTTGGTCTCCTCGTCGACCTTGGTAACGAGTTTGGAACTGTAGTCTCTCGCCCAGTCGATTGCCTGCCTAACCGGTGGCCCTTCAAATGCTATCGGTATGCCCAACTTTGTGGCGCCGTATGATGTCATCTGGACACTGCCTGACAGGTAAGCCGTTGCCATGTGGCTGTTTACCCGATAGAGTAGATCGGCGCGAAATGCCTTCAACAGCGGGTCAAGCCAGTCGTCGTACAGCGGGTTTCTGGGTTTAACCGGTCCTGCCTCCCTGACATTCTGCTCGTAAGCCTTCTCCAGCTCAGCATACGGAAAGCCCTTCTCCAGTTCGGCAAAGTATTCGGCCAGCGAATCTCGAAGACTATCGGCGAGCCTTGAGTTTGCGGGATTTGCGAGGTTTCCCGGCAACTTGCTCGCTAACGCTGTCGTCAGCTTTTTCAATTCTAATAGCAGTTCTTGGCGCATCCACATAACCTCGTCCGTGGCATTCCCGACACGGTAAACGAATCAAACCGGATTCAAATTCTAAAAATCCCTCGCCTTTACATTTTGGGCATTCCATTTATTTACTAATTGCCTCGGTGTATTTCTGCAACGCCTGAATCAGATTAGCCTCGGTCTCCGGCTGTGCGGCTGTCGGTTGCTCCGTGGCCTCTTCCTTCTCCGGCAACCCGTCGATGATCTCCTGCACGTTGTTCAGGCCGATGTTGATCAGGGCTTGTTTGAGCACATCTTGGATATCGGCAGTCTGCGGGAATGCGGCCACAAGGGATTGTATCGCTGCCAGTGCGGCCACGGCATCGCTAGGCGCTATCTCGGGGAAGTCGAGGTCTACAAAACGCTTGTCTTCCGGCACTCCGTTGTGCTCTAAAACAATACTGTGAATATCCTGGAAAACATCAGACCATATTTGCTGATAGGCGCTGAATTGCTTGATCATCGGAAGCTCAACAGCCGTCGCCGTCGCCAGGTTAGAGGTTTCCAAATCCCCCATATAGTGGGGGAAAATACCAACACCTACGCAGATTTGATTTCTGATCATCCGGCCATCGGACTCAGCCCCTGATGCGCCGGTATCGGTTTTGATCGGCTCAAGGTTGCTTCCTTGATTCTCAATCCATGTTGACCCAGCCTGCGGATACTTGCCCTCTGTGGCAGCCTTGACCTGTGCCACCGCCGCGGCTCCCCCCATGACCTTGTTCTTCCATGCGAACCGAGCCAAAGCCCTAACTATCGCGATCCTGGAGGCGAGGAAGCGTCTGTACTGATCGATCCAGTCAATAACCGGCAATAGCAACGGCATCCCGCGCTGACCGATTGTGTTGATAGCCACGTGGTAGACAATGGCACCCTCTGTCGATGTGATAGATTGGCCGGTACTGCATGGCGTGGCTTTATCTTTGATATTTATAGTGCTGCGGTAGTAAGATGTTTTACTCACGTTCAGGGTGTTTGACCAGTCACGACGATAGTACATCGGGGCCTCGGCATCGTCCGGGTCTGTGATGATCTCTGTGATCTCCTGCGGGTCAATCCAGCGGATAAGCACCTCGCCGTCAGCGCCTAAGAACAAGGCGAAAAATACCTCGCCGTCCACGAGTGCCTTGTCGGAGGATTTGCGCTGCCCCTTGGCAGAGAGCACAGATCGATTGGCCGGGTTGTGCCAAAACTTATCGAGGGCCTCTTGCGTTGCGCTGCGATCCTCTTCTATCTCGGTGCCATCCTCTGATTTTGTTTTAGCGACGGGCACCTGATAGGATATACCAGAACCAAAAGAGTAGTCAGTCCACAACCGGATAGCCTGCTTGGCCAGAGGATCCATGTTGTAATAAGTCCGGCTGCGTAGGACGTACGCAGACCGTGTGGCTGCCAGCATGTCAGTCTGGTTCGCCGTGCCGAGTTTCAGCCAGCCCTTGTCCTCAATAGACAAACTCTTCTCGACTTCGCTCGTTGCCTCCATGAGAATCTTTTCTATCTCTTCTCTTTCTTCTGGTAGCATCTGTTATCGCCTCAAATTCAATTCGTCTTCAACTTCCGATATCGGGTCGTAAATGACTAACTGCTCGGTCTCTGCTTCTTGGGTCATTAATTCCGTCAATGCCCAGACAAGAGCGTCTAATCTATCGGGTGATTTCCCGCCAGGCACCCACTCACAAAGCTGGTCCTCTAACTCTGGGAATGTCCCAACGTGGTGGACCTTCTTTTGCTCATAAAGAGCGGATATCGGCTCCGCCCTGATAACCTTCCCGCGGCTGGCATGAACGGCCTTAAAAGGGACATTGCGGTCTACAGTATGAATGGTGAACTCTACCATATCACCGCCGTTATTGACCTCCCCGATGATTCGGTCCGCTTTGTGGGTATAATACGCGGTGGCAGCAGCCCTAGCCCATTTCTCTGGGCTGGCCTTAACTGTGACATCATCGAGGATATACCCGTGATTGTCTCGCCCTAGCCCTGCAACGATAATCCCCGTCTCGTCTGAGCCCTCGTTACTCGTAACTGCTGGGTCAATGCCAACTACAATTCTGATTAGCTCAGGCGCTTTCATTACCCTAGTTGATTCAATATCATCTCGCGCCCAGAGCGCATTCGGATTATCGTCAAGGATTTCGCCGGAAAGCTCCTGCCTGCCAAGACGAGTGCCTTCATATCTTTTGGTTATGAACTCCAGAAATGACGGCGCAAGGTTGGCTCTATTATCCAGCGTGTGACCACGGGAGACAACGCACTTCGGATCGGCTAATAATGCCTTGAGTATCTTGATCGGCCTGGGTGTGGTCCCTACCACCACTTGAGGGTTGGCCCCTATTCTGAGGCCCATCATCAGGTTATCCCAAGTGTCCTGGGGATACTTAAACTTTGCCAGCTCGTCTACTGAAGCCTTCGCGTGTTGAGGGCCTCTTAACTGGTCTGGTTCATCCCCTGAATAAATAATTGCCTGTGAGCCATTGGGCCAGGTCAACCGCCTCTTGGATGGCTCATATTCCGGCATAAACCACGGCGGGGATATGCTGAGTATCGAGCTTTCCCCAAGCTCCACCATCGTGTCCCTAACATCCGCTTTGGTCTGCCCTACCAATGCAATCGGGCTGAAATCATGCGCCCACTTGATAACAGTCTCGTTCTCTGTGCGGGTTTTCCCGAATCCTCTACCTGAAAGCAGAAGCCAGATAAACCAATCACTTACGGGTGGTAACTGATTCGGCCTTGCCCAAAATTCCCAGTCATACAGAAGTTGGGCCGCTTCCTTGTCTGTCAACCCCGCTAACAATGCGCTCCGCTTCTCTTGTGGCAGCGAGAGCATTGAGTCTAGTAGCGAGCTTTTGCTTTGCGTCTGCGAACTCAATCGGGCCTCCGTCCTTGCCAGTAACCTCAGTCTTTATGGGAGCGTAACTGCCTTGCATCTTGTTGAGTTCGGCAATCGCTCCCCTTGGATCGTGCAACTCTAATTCTGTGATTATTATTTTAGTGTCTCCATCCCCGCCGCCTTTAACAGGGATAGTAGCAGTTTTAATCTTCTTGATAGCTGCGGTGTTTATTGTCTCCGGACCGATATCGTAAAACCAAACGCCATCAGCACTACAGGTTAGAAAGTCGCTAACCCTCGCTCTAACTTGTTGGGTCAAGGTTTCCTTGCATTCTATGACAGTCGCTATTTTGGCATTAGCGGACCGGTCCTTAAGAAATTGGATTCGGCCCTTAATCTTATCTTGACTTATCAGGCGAGATGCCGCGACAACGGCTGAACGGGGCTTATATCCGGCTTCAATCGCGGCCTCTTGACCGGACATTTGCCCATCAAAATAGAACTTACAGAATGCCTCTTGACGGGCATCAGGTAGAGGGTTGGGGATTGAGATAACACCTGTCATTGTTTCCTTATTGCAACTAGATGCAACTGCGGTTAAATGCAATAGCGGGTAAGTTTATATAAACCCCCGTATCTACTCAGGTTCTTATTGCGACTAGATGCACTTGCGACTAGGTTCTTCCAGAGACGTTAATGGCCGCCGTTACCCGTTCCCTAGTTTCTAAGGGTTGGTCGGAGGCGTTCAATCGCTAACACCCTTTGCAGCGTTTTATCCCGCCTGTTTTTGGGTTAGCCATTGTGCAGTTTTAGGCTTCTACCTGAGCGAGAGTAATCCATATAGAATTACCCAGTAGATTCAGCAACTTTGTCCCCCGGCTCTGCCTTTAGGATTTACTGCTTTCCACCCGCAGCCGATTGTATAGTGGGACCAGGAGAGTTTTCGCAGGCCTCTCCGTGAAACGCCTGAATCAATTATCATATTTTCTTTTCATCCAGCCGGTGGGAGAAGTTGCCTTTTAGCTTCACATTTCGCCAACTGGCTATTTATACGTTATGGGCCTTGCGGTGGCAGGAATTACAGAGCATTTTACAGTTGGCCGGGTCTAGCGGATCACCACCGTGTGATCGGAAAACGATCTCATGCTTCGATAATCCGAAAGGGAACTCTGACGGCCATTGTCCGCAGTCTTCGCACAATCCCTGGCAGCGTTCCAATAGTTCCTGAGTGAGCGCCTTTTCCTTGCGCTTCTGGGAGGCCATCTTTAATGACATTCGACGCATATTTTATTGCGTGGGAGTGGTTAACCATTAACCTCGTGGCCGAT